TGGCTGGATAAGCATTATAGCGAAGCTACGGACTTACAGAAAGCACAGCTCGAGCAGTTAAGAGCGCAGACGGATAAGTTGAAAGCAGATAGCAATGATATTCCTGATGAGAGCGTACAGAACAAAATGGATGCTATCACTGGTATTGTAGATCAAATGCAACCACTTGGAGATGATGACGTATGACACAACCAATGTTATTACTATCGCCTAAGTTCAAGGATTTCCTTCGCTTAGACACTGAGCGAGAATTTCTGGAAGGTGTTACAGCCTGTGGTAAAACAACCGTCGGCATTTTCAAATTCATGTGTAAGGTTGCAAATAGCGGCATAAGGTTTCATGTTATCGCTGGTGCTGATCTAGGTACAGTGGAAAAAAACGTCATAAATGGAGAGCGGATGCTGCTCGATCAATTCGACGGAGTAGCAGAGTACTATCCATCCGGTAAACGTAAAATCAGATTGCCTCATATTGAGTATCAAACAAACAAAGGCACTAAGATCATTTACATATGTGGATATGACAATAAAAAGCGGTGGCAGAAAGTGCTTGGTGGTCAAGTAGGATGTGTGTATGTTGATGAGGTAAACATTGCTGATATGGAGTTTTTGCGTGAGATATCCCACCGTTGTTTTTACATGATGACGACTTCAAACCCTGATGATCCTTCTCTTCCTGTATATGATGAGTTCCTCAACCGTTCAAGACCCTTAAAAAGATACCGGAAGGATTATCCGGAAGAACTGCTTGATATGCTGAATCAGCCAGCAGAGAAAGGCTGGATACATTGGTATTTCAACTTTAATGACAATGCAGCGCTTACGCAGGAAGCCATAGAGCGCAAGAAAAAGGCAGTGGCACCTGGTACGAAAATGTATAAGAATAAGATTCTTGGCCTACGTGGTCGTGCTACAGGGCTTGTATTTCCGAATTTTGGTAGAAGTAAAAATGTCATATCAAAAGCCGATGCGAAGAAATATACGTATCGGTACTTTACTGTTGGCGTTGATACATCGTACTCAGCGAATAGTCCGGATACCATTGCTTTATTGTTCATCGGCATTACGACCTGCGGCAAAGTCATCATACTAAACGAGGAAGTATACAACAACGCTGATCTGAATACACCGCTTGCGCCAAGTGACGTTGTAAGAAGACTTATAGACTTTCTTGACAGAAACAGGGAGGATTGGGGATTTGCAAAAAATGTATTTGTTGACTGCGCAGACCAAGCTACGCTGACAGAGTTATACAAATATAAGCGGACTCACCCGTGTATTTATACATTTAACGACGCATGGAAAGAAACAACCATCATTGACCGTATCCATATGCAGCAAGGGTGGATATATCATGGTGATTATCTAGTTGTTGATGACTGCGTACATCACATCAGAGAGCTGGAGGTTTACAGTTGGCAGGAAGACAAATACGAGCCAGAAGATAGAAATGACCATACGATCAATGCTGGTCAGTATGGATGGCTGCCATTTGTGCAGTATATCAAGACATCCGATCCATAGGAGGTAGGCAATGAAACTATTTAATAAAGCAAAGAACGTGATAAGAGCATGGCTTGATATCACACCTGCGCAGAAGAACATTTATTATCTAAATGAAACATTTAACTTTGAGTCTAATGCGATAAAAAATCGTATATGGATGCGAGGCGATCCAGAAGAACTTGATGAGTTTTACAAACAACTAGAGCGCGACAATTCATACTTCTGGGCAGCGAGCCCCCGTATAAAGATACGCAAGATTCATTCAGGTCTTCCTTCGTTGATGGTGCAGGTCCTTACTGATATCGTAATACGCGATTTAAATAGCATCGAGGTCGAGGCGCGGCAAATAGATTGGGATAACATCAGCAAAGATAACAATTTCAATGAGGTTTTACGTAAGGCAATTAAAGAAGCGCTGTTCATTGGTGACGGCGCTTTTAAAATCTCATTTGATAAGAAGCTTACACAATATCCAATTATAGAGTTTGTTCCTGGGGATAAGGTGGAAATCGTCTATGAACGTGGCCGTTTTGCGGAATGTGTATTCAAGACTGAATATAAGCACGCACACAAGCGTTATGTTCATTACGAGCACTACGGCAAGGGGTACATCAAAAATGTTTTAACAGAATGGGGCATGGATGATCCTTTGCCATTATCAACTATCCCTCAAACAGCTAACATTATTGATGTTGCCTTCGCTGGCTATAAATTGCCGGATGAAAAAGGTGAAAATGAAGTCTACGGTCGATTTGCAATGGCTGTACCGTTCAAGATTAAGGATAGCACAAAGTGGGAGAATCGCGGAGAAAGTATTTTTGATAAGAAAACATCATCCTTTGACGGGCTGGATGAGATTATCAGCCAGTGGGTAGATGCTGTAAGAGCCGCCAGGACAAAGCAATATATTCCGGAGGCGCTTATTCCTCGTGATCCAGAAACAGGGCAGATGCTGCAATTCAATCAATATGATGATAGATTCCTGATGATAGAAGGCAACATGAAGGAAAAAGGTGAAAATCAAATCAATGTCACGCAACCTGTCATCCCTTCTGAGAATTATCTACAATCTTATATTTCTTTCCTAGACCTCTGTTTGCAGGGAGTTATATCACCATCTACATTAGGTATTGATACAAAAAAGATGGATAATGCGGAAGCACAGAGAGAAAAAGAAAAAACCACGTTGTATACAAGAAATATCATCATTGAAGCGATACAAAAAACACTTCCTGAGGTAATAAACTGCGTTATCAAGGCATTTGATACTTACACAAAAAATTCGAGTGGTAACGATGTCGATGTTACAGTTAATTTCGGGGAATATGCAAGTCCATCGTTTGAAGCGACTGTGGAAACTGTTGCTAAAGCAAGACCAGGCAAAGTCATTATGTCAGTTGAGGCATCGGTTGATGAAATGTATGGTGATAGTAAAGATGAGGAATGGAAAGCAGAAGAAATAAAGCGGCTACGTATTGAAAATGGCGTCATGGAAACTCAAGAGCCTGTTATATCAGAGTTTGATGATTTAGGCGGTACGATACCTACACCAGAAGATTATGAAGGTGAATAATGGCAAAGAAAGTGAAAGATCCATATGCACTGAGGGATATCTTCAAGGAAATGGAGATGGAGCTCGTGGCATCACTGCGCCGTAACTTTATCAATCATAAAGTTGAAGAACAGGCGCACGGATTTAGCTGGGAAATGTGGCAAAAGGCTAAACTGCGTAACTTGCAGGAGTACCGCAAGGAGACAACCAGCGTCATATACAGGTTTAAAAAGCGAATCAGCGCAGCGATTGAGCAGGTCTTACGTAATCACTTTAGCGTAGGAGAGCGTAAAGCTGATATTAAACTGCCGCAGGATGGAGTCAGCACTGCTCTGCCTGGCGAAGAACCTCCACAGGAAAAACAGTTTTTCAGCATGAACAAGAAAAAGCTTGACGCACTGATCAAATCAACAAAAAATGACTTTGAGGATGTGCAACAAGCTGTATATCGCAAGATGGATGACGTGTACCGTCAAACAATCTTTAAGACTGAGTTTCAGCTGTCCAGCGGGGCTATATCACTTGGTAAGGCAATCGATAAGGCTACAGAGGATTTTCTTGCCAAGGGCGTTAACTGTATAGCCTATAAAGATAAAAACGGCGAGATTATAAGATACGTGAATATTGCAGACTATGCGGAAATGGCATTGCGCACAGCGAGCCATAGAGCAACATTACTCGGTGAGGGCAGCAAGCGTGACGAGTTAGGTGTGCATCTGGTCTTTGTATCAGCCCATGCGAACGCCTGTAAGCTTTGTTTGCCTTGGCAGGGACAAATACTCATTGATGATGTTTTTAGCCATCCCAATGATGAATACATTGCAAAATACAAAGAGAAGTATAAGCTGCTGTCCGATGCTATTAAGGCAGGACTTCTGCACCCAAATTGCAGGCACACGCTTGCTACGTACTTTGAGGGCGTGACAAGGCTGCCAAAACCGCAAGACCCAAAAATAGCCCTAGAAAATTACAACTATGAGCAGCGGCAGCGAAAGCTGGAACGAGAAATCAGAAAACGTAAAAGGATACTTGCTGGAACTGTGGAGGACGAAGACCGGAAAGAGGCAAGAGCTGGTCTAAGGCAGGCACAGAAAAATCTTAGAGACTTTCTGGATGCACATCCTGAATTTAAGCGCAGCCAACGCAAGGAGAAAGTGCACGGTACTTCTGTGAAGCTTGGCAATGGGACGGGCGGCGCCGCTGCCAAGTCTAAAGGTAAATACGTCGAGTCAATTACCCCCTCAGAGATTGACAAGTACATCGAAAAGTACGAAAATGAAATAAAGGATTTACCGGTTGAGAATGCTTATGTCATTCAAGAGGATGGCAAGGTCTTAAAATATGTAGGTAAAGAGGCAGCTGTAGCCTTTGAAGATGCAATACTGAAAAACGCAACGTTGCTGCATAATCATCCCGTTATCACCGGAGAGCCAAGCAATAGCTTTCAGGAGGACGATTTTGCATTTCTGCAGAATTTCGGAACAGAGATTAAACGGCTGCGAGCTACTTATGGCAATACGCGCTATGAAGTAGAGGTACTAAAGGACCTCAGTGAGGTATCATATCGGGATATAAAGTTAAGAGCGAGCATGGACGTGGATATATTTGCTGAATTTATTGATTTTGGAGATCTAGCCTTTGAGCTGTTAGATAGGGAGGGATATGTTAGATATGCCAAAACAAAAGTTGAATAAAAAGCAGCAAGAGCTTTGGGACGAATTACAGCGTAAAACTGATGAGTTTTATGACAATGTCCCCGAAGAAGAAAAGCAGAAGTGGCCTAATGGTGATCTATACCTCCCTCTTAGAGTCATGGAGCAAGAGTATTTAAAAAGAATTAGAGAAGCAGCAAACGAGCACTCATAAACTGGGTGCTTTTTTAGTGGAGGAACATCGTGAAAAAGGCAAATAGGAAGCAGCAAAAGATTGTGCAGGAACTTGATTACAAGATTGATGAGTACTATAAAACACATGATGATGAAAGTGATGATTTATTTCGCATGCAAGCACATTATCACAAGAAAATAAAAGAAGCTGGTAAAAGAAATGTGCATGCATAGCTTTTGTGAGACAGTAGAAGACCAGTATCATGATAAAAGATTGATGTGCAGGACGTTGAAAATAAAGCGTTCCTGCATTTTTTGCGGAAGAACGGAAAGAGAGGTAAGGCACGTGAAAGACCCACCCAAGCGCAAACTACCGTATTTTGGTAAGCATTTGAAGTGAAGGACGGTATAGAGTTAAGGAGGTGATTAACATGTCTTGTAAAAAGAAAGGTAAAGGCGGACGTAAATAGTTTGCTTTTTTATGCCCAACCATGACAAGGCTTTAAAAGGTGCATGTCCGAAAGGATAGGGGAGCACACCCGAATAAACAGGAGGAAATTAAAAATGAGAAATTACCTAAGATATCCGTTGAATATTCAGCTTTTTGCAGAAAATGGAAGCAACGGAGAAGGTGGCAATGCTGGTGCACAAGCAGGAGCACAAGGAACCGCTACTCAACAGATTGATTACGACAAGCTCGCGGAAGTTGTTTCAAAACGTTCAGCTGGAACAGAAGACAAGGTGCTACAAGGATATTTTAAACAGCAGGGATTGACACCAGAACAGGCCAGTGAAGCAATGAATCAATATAAGCAGGCGCAGGCAACTAAACAGCAGGAAGAAGCACAACGTATCCAGACTATGCAGCAGGAAAATGCACAACTGAAAGCACAAATCCTGAACTCACAGATTGATGCGAAAGTCGCAGAATTAGCAGGGACGCTAGGAGTGCAGGCTGAAAAAGTACCATTTTTAAGTAAGCTTGTAGACCGTGCAAACGCAACAAAAGAAGATGGTACGCTGAACGATGACAACATCAAAACGGCCATTGAAACAGTTTTAAAGGCATTCCCTGATTTCAAGTCCACAACACAAGCAGGAGGATTCCAGCAGATTGGCGGAGGGAATCAAGGCACTGCAGGCGGAAATGGTGTCGATGATCAACTTGACAATATTTTCGGAGTAAAGAAAAAATAGGAGGGCTATATAAATGGCAGAATTAAATTATGTAACGCAATTTTGGCCACGTATCATTGAAATGTACGGGCACTTGCTAATGTCTAATGAGTTGTATAATACAAATCAGGACATTCAGATTATCAATACAAAAGATATCCGATTACCAAAAATCACAGTATCCGGTTATAGAGATCACAATCGTAAGACGTTATCATTTAACACAGGTTCTTATGGTAACGACTTTGAAACAAAGACATTGGACCATGATCGCGATATCGAATTCGCGATTGACCCTATGGATGTTGACGAAACGAATCAGATTGTTTCCTTAGCAAACATTCAATCACGTTTTGAGAAGACGCAGGCTATTCCTGAATTAGATTGTTACACCTTCTCTAAGCTCTACACAGAGGCAAAACGTGTTGGTGCAAAAATCAGTAATACAGCGATCACAACCGCAAATATCCTTTCTGATTTTGACGCAAATATCGAGGCAATGGAAGAAGCAGGAGTACCTTTAGAACGTGTTATCATGTACTGTACACCTGCATTTAAAACTAAACTGAAAAACGCAGAAGGCATCCAGCGTACCTTGGAGGTATCTGGTGGCGCGAAGAATATTGATCGTCGTGTACGCTCATTGGATGATATCAGCACTATTAAGACTGCGCCGGCAAGCCGCTTAAAGACTGCTTTTGACTTCACAGAAGGCTTCCAGGTAGCAAGTGCAGGAAAACAAATCAATTACATCATGATTGACCCTGAGGCACAGGTATCCCGCGTCAAATACTCTTATATCAAGGCATTTACACCAGGTCATGACAGCCGCACTGCGGACAAATACCTTTATCAGAACAGACGTTTCAACGGAACATTCGCATTGCTGGATGATCTGCTGAAACAGGGATGTATCATCAATGCAGAAGCGGAGGGATAAGCATGAAAGCATTAAAAGACAATAAAGAGTACACCATTGCCGAAGAGCAGAAGCATGCATACCTTGAAGAAGGATACGATATCTATGGGGAGGATGGAAAACTGCTGGAATACTCTCCAAAGAAGAAAATCGCATACAGTGAATATGCTGCTTTGGAAAAAGAAAATCAACAGTTAAAGAAAAGAATCAAGGAGTATGAAAAGGAACAAAAGAAAGCAGGTGAATAGCATGTATGCAACACCTGAATACTACACCGCTAATTACAGCGGTACCCTCATATCACAAGACGAGCTACCCAAGGCCTTAAAAGATGCGGAGTACAGCATCGACCACCTTTGTTTTGGTCGCATCAAAGGAAAAGGGTATGATAATCTATCACCTTATCAGCAAGAACTCATAAAACGTGCTGTATGCTTGCAGGCTGATTATATCAAGCAGTATGGTCCATATATCAATAGCCCACTAAAAGGCTATAGCGCAGGCAGCACAAAAGTCGAGATGGCCAACGTAACCTACGGCGGTATCAGCACTACACAAGAGATAATCAATCTATTAGAGGATACAGGACTCAGATGCCTGGTGTTGTAATTGCGAGCCCTTTCCCGTTTCCTGACCACGAGGCAACTACTCATGTTGTTGTTTATCAGGAGCAGAACACAGAGGACCAGGGGCCTATCAAGACTGTTATCTATGATGGATTGGCGATCTACGACGAAAAGTCAAAGATTGTATACGGCAAAGACAGCAAGCAGATATCCCTCAGCGGTATGCTTATCATACATGGCGATGTACAAGCCTTGGAGGGCAAGACAGCTTTCCAGGGCTTTGTACAGATTGGTGCGGAGCGCAAGCAGATATATGCTGTGCGAAAGCCAAAACTACTAGGCGTTATCTACAGCACGGAGGTTGATTTGTTATGAGGGTTAAAAGCGTAAAAGTTAAAATCAATCGGGAGGCGATGGCACAGCTGAATAAGGCCAAAGAACGCGCTTTAGAGCTGACCGCAGAGGCTATGTGCTCGGATATTGTAAGCCGCGCCGTTGTGCCAAAAGAAACAGGACAGCTAGAACAAGGTAGTGAGAAATATAAGAGTGGATATGTAGAGCAAGTTAGGGATTTTGTTTATGCGATTGTCTATGACACGCCGTATGCAAGACGCTGGTATTTTAACCTTGACGGTGCAACGTTTCAGCGCACACAAAATGTCAACGCACAAGATCATTGGATGGATTACTACCTAGATGGCGAGGGCAAGCAGTGGGTCATCGATACTTACTGCGAATTTCTACGACAAGAAAGTGGAGGGCTTATCACATGATGACTTTAAAAGACGTCAAGGACTGGCTCAAAACACAGATCTCAGCAGATGCCTGGAAGATAGGTACTTATGACATATCTAAGGATAAAACGGTCTGTGTACGCAATCTAACAAGCAATCGCAGCGTGTTAGCTGTAGGCGGCCTACAAAACACTACTACAGCTGTAAAAGGCATATCTATCGTAGTGCATTGGAATAAAAACCCGGATGAAACTGAGCGTGTTGCACAAAGCATACATGCTCTTTTTTATGGGCAGCAACCGGTCATTGGTGGGTATCGAATTGTTAAATGTGATATGAGAAGCGACGAACCCATAGGTGTCGGAACAGACACGAATGGGATATACGAATATGTAATTGAAACATGGCTCACATACGAGCGAAAGGAGTAATTTATGGCAAAAGTAACGACAGGTGTCTATCCGGTATTTGACATTGTTTTTAGTATTGGGACGAAGGGACTTGCAAGCTCAGAAGATGATATGGCATCCATTAAGGATATGGAGTCATTTTCCTTGTCGGTTGAAAGTAATGTGGAAAAATGGAACCCGATGGACCAGGGAGGATGGGGCAGAGCCCTGGCAACTGCCAAAGCAGTTACTGTATCCCTGAAAGGTAAAAGAAGCGTAGGAGATAAGGGTAACGATTATGTTTATACTGTACTGTGGAAGGATGGTCTTGATTGTAGCACTAAGTATTCTATTGAATTCCCGGATGGCTCTAGCATCACTGGTAATTGTGTGCTGGATGTTAAAGCTGCACCAGGCGGCGATAGCACAAATGTCGCTGCGTTGGAACTTGATATCATATTCGATGGAAAACCGACTTTTGTGCCGGCGCCAGCAACACCAGAAGGAGGCGCTTAAGATGGGACGTAGATATGATGTTGTAGACCGCCTCAGAAATCGCAACGAAAGACCGGTAGTTGAAATCGACGCAGAGCACAAGTATCCTATCAATACGTCTAAAACTAATGTGTTGCTGATTATGTCCGAGGTCAAGAAAGCGCAGAAAAGGACGGAAGACGACCCTGAATCTGACATTAAAATGATTGATAAGATCATACAGATTGCACTCGGCAAAGAGGCTCTTGATTATATCAATGAGAGTAATATGACGATGGCTGCAACAAACGATATCGTGGCTGTTATTATGGCGGCTATCGGCGATACAGAGGTAGACTTCGAGGACGACGAAACGCCGGAAGAAAAAAAGTAGACCGCTGGTATGATATCTTTGAAGACTGGGAGCTGATAGAGTCGTCTTTTGCCATGCAGTACCCCACAAAGGACCTGTATGACGATAAGATGGACTGGATTGAGTTTACCACGCTTTTAGCAGGTATTATGCCAGACACACCTCTGGGTAATATCATATCCATTAGAGCTGAGGATGATGTTGACACTCTGGAGCATTTTAGCGATGAGCAGCATCGCATTCGGGATGAATGGAGAGATAAGCAAACCCAGAGAATGATTGAGAGCATGAATAAAGAGGAAGTTATGAAAGAAGTCTATGCGATGTTTATGGACATGAGTAAATAGCTTCCTTTTTTATTTTAGAAAGGCAGGTGATGATGTGGGAGCAACAAGTGCAGGGTCTATACAAATGGATCTGGAGATAAAATCAGACCTCGACAAGGACGTACAGGCGGAGTCGAGTAAGATAGCTGACCGGATACGTAAGCAAGTAGACGCAATGAGTGGGGATATGTTTAAAAACCTTAGGCTGAGCCTCGTAGCGAGTCTTGACAAAATGAATGAATCCATAAAGGCTACACTCAATCGCACAAAGCTTGAAATGCAAGCCTTTGTTGAGCAGATGGCGGGTATGGTCAAGCAAATGTCTGGTGTGCAGATGCCTTATCAGAAGGCTCAAAGCGACACAGAACCAAACACAACAGCCTCACAGGGTCCTAGTGTGAGGGGGCCTCCGGGAATCAGTATACGCAAGCCTAAAGTCAAGTTTGACCCGCAATTTGACACAGAAATGTTCCGCCAGAAATATGCTGAGCTTGAAAACATGATGGATATGTACGACAATCAGATCCTTGCGAAACAAGCACAGCGAAAAACACTATTAGAATCTTATAAGCCTAACATGAGTGCACAAGCTGAGAGTGCTCTTGATAAGCAGGTGATGGGGCTTGATGCACAAATCGCTAAGTTACAGGATGCTGCAGCTCGAACAAACATCACTCTTAGCGCTATGGATAGACAGATGGGGGCAACGTCCGGGACAACTGGACAAACATCGGCATCCATCAGTAAATTGGCTAGCAGTATGGGCGGGCTAAAGGGCAAGATTGCATCTGCTGCACTGAACGGTATGCGGAAAGGACTACAATTAGTCAGAAGTGCTGCAAGGGGAGCAGGCAGTGCTATCGCGCAATTTACAAAGCGCTTAGCCTCATCAGCATTGCACAAGTTTAGTAATGGGCTAAAATCAGCAGGACAGCATGCGGCGTCTTTTGCAAGCCGATTACTTGGTATAGGGTCAGCCGGTAAAAAGGCCTCTAACGGTATGGGGCGCGCTCATATGGGCGTAGGTCAGCTGATTAAGTCGTTTACGATTTTCTCGCTGATCTTCCCTTTGGTTTCCCGTGGCATCATGGCTTTAGCACAAAATATCGGGGCTACCCTTATGACAAATACCGCTTTTGCAAACAGTCTAAACCAGATACGCTCTAATCTGGCAACAGCGTTTACACCTATCTTTCAGGCAATCATGCCGGCTCTAAATGCGCTAATGTCTGCATTGGCCACAGTGACCGGATATATAGCAGCTTTTATGTCTGCGCTATTTGGTAAGTCAATGGCGTCTACAAAGCAGGCTACATCCGGTATCTATGCAGCAAAGGATGCGATGGGTGCATATGGCTCATCTGCTGACAAAGCGGCCAAGGCGTCGGAAAAAGCTCGTAGGTCACTCATGGGATTTGATGAGATCAACAAGCTGGATGATGCGGATAATTCTGCCGGCTCTGGCGGCGGAGGTGGCGGCGGGAGCGATATGCCGGTCTACACACCGACTGATGTCGATGACGGACCTATTAAAAAATGGGTCAAGCAACTTAAAGACTTATGGGCTAAGGGTGACTATGCTGGCATCGGTAAGCTCATAGGTCAGCAGGTCAATAAGGCTGTAGCGTCATTTACAAAATGGATATCGTGGGATAACTTAGGCAAATCCATCACAGAGTTTTGCGACGGGTTTTGTGAGCTCTTTAACAGCTTGATAGACACAATCAACTGGGAAAATATCGGGCGAATGTTCGGCACCGGAATCAACACTATCGTAAATACGTTGTATTTGTTGTTTACTGGCATTAACTGGGAGCGGATAGGTAAAGCTCTGGCTCAGGGGCTTAACGGTCTTGTATATAGCGTTGATTGGGATAAGCTAGGGCATACAATGGGGGGATTTTTGCAAGCGCATATCGATGCTCTTTATGGATTTGTAACGACAGCAGACTGGCCTGCTATCGGTAAGGCTCTGGCTGATGGAGTAATGGGTCTTGTGTACAGCGTGGATATGCCAAAATTTACGGAATCTCTTGGGAAAGGTTTGAGTGGAGCGATTAGCTCGGTACACACGTTTGTTGAAAATATCAATTGGACGAAGCTGGGCGATACCATAGCCAAGAGTATAAATACCTTCTTTAGTAATATAAATTGGGCTGATTTTGGAATGACACTCAGTGATGCAGCGTTGGGTATCCTTGATACGCTGCTTACAGCGCTACAGGGGATCGACTGGGGGCAAATCGGAAAAAGTATTGGAACATTCCTTTCGAATATTGATTGGTGGGGTATTATTTCTAAAGTTGGAAGCGCTATATGGGAAGCATTTAGTGGAGTTATTACAAGTCTTTTCAATTCTGGCTCAGGAACTGTATTTTTAGCGTTATTAGCAGGAATTAAGGGCTTGAAATCAGTGTTTTCAATGGTTGATCTAAAAGGTGCAGCTTTGAATTTTGTATCAGGTGGTTTGAAATCTTTAGCATCTCTAGGAACCGGTATCTTAAAAGATGTATTGCCAAAAGTAGCAAGTGGAGTACAAACATTATTAGGGTCAGGCGGTTTAGGGAAAATTGTTTCAGGAGCAACAGGAATTGTTGCCAAGGCAGGGCCTATACTATCTAGCATTGGCTCGGTAGTTTTCTCGCCGACCGGTTTGCTAATTGGAGGAGTAGCAGCTGGTGTTGCATTGATTGTAACACATTGGGACGATATCAAGAAAGCGGCGAAAAATGTAGCAAAATGGGTTGGCGAGAAATGGGATGACGTAAAAAAATGGACATCCGAAAAGTGGGGCAAAATATCAAAAAACTTAAGTGATACATGGTCAGACCTTAAAAAAGGAGCAAGCGATATCTTTGGGAAAATTGGAGATAAAATCAGCGAAGTGTGGAACGGATCTGACAAGAACACGGAAAGCGCTTGGGGGAGTATAAAGGGCGTAGTGGCAGACTCCATCGACACCGTAAGAAACGATGTAAGTGTTAACTCAGAGAAAGCGGGAAAATCAATTGAAAAGAACTTTAACAATGCGCGCGACTCTCTAATCGGTGCAAACCGTGGCATGAGCAATGATACTAAAAATGCATGGGGACCTCTGGTCACCTTTATGTCTGACAAGTGCGGATCTATTAAAAATGACATTTCACGCACTTTTAAGGACTCCAAAAATACCGTGGACTCTAGCAGTAAAGGAATGAAGTCATCTGTTACAAGCAATCTAAGCGACACCACAAAATGGATTGCCAATAAAATGTACCACGATATGTACGATAAGGCCAAAAACATGATGGAGAAGTTTAGGAAGGGATCTGGTACGGTTAATATAAAATCAACCGTACAATCTTGTGTAAATAAAGCTACATCGTGGTTGAGCGGTCTTGGTGGCAGCTCCTACACTTGGGGTAACCACATGATTTCGGGTTTTGCAAACGGAATATCAGAAAATATGTGGAAAGTGGCTGGCCAAGTTAAAAATGCTGCTAACATCGTTGCATCATGGCTACACTTTACACGACCAGATACTGGCCCTCTGCGAGAGTATGAGCAATGGATGCCACATATGATGGAGGGGCTCGGTAGAACTCTGGCAGCAAGCACACCAAGGTTTATAGGACAGGTCAAGAGCTTATCTCAATCCATGTCAGGAGCTATGCAGGCAGCACTACAGGAGCCGACGATCGCGTTTGCCGGAGAAAGGTCCCTAAACGTGCAGCATGAATGGAAAGAGTCTCAAAGTGATACAGATAAAACAACCATGAAGGACCTCATTGAAGAAGTGAGAGGTTTGAAGCAGAAATTTGATGAGGTTAAGGAAGAAATCAGGAATAAAGATACTGATGTTTATATTGACGATCAAAAAGTAACGAAAAAAGTCGTTGATAATGTAAACAAGGATACTCGCAAAAATGGTAAGTGTCCTATAGATATGTAGGAGGTGCGGGTATGGCAATACTTACGGCAAACGGTGTGGCGCTACCTGCGCCTACCGTTATAAAAATTGACAACGAGATTATATGGTCAAGCAACACCGGACGTACATCAAACGGTATTATGGCCGGGGACGTCGTGGCCGAGAAAAAAACGGTCACAATCGAGTGGGGAGTGCTCCGGGAGTCAGAAATGAGTCTGATTAAGAAAAATCTGATTGCAGGATTCTTCCCTTTTGTTTTTAACGGCGGCGGAGGTGCAAATCTCTCTATCACATCATATCGGGGTACGATCAACGAGGAGCACATAGGGTTCTTAGGTGATGGCATCTATTGGTACAAAAAAGCGACTGTAAAAATAATACAGCAATAAGGAGGATATTATGGCAGTAACTACAAAATCAAATAAAAATATCGAGATTACAAAAGACATTATGGTGGACAATGTACAGGTCGAGCAGGTAAGAGCTACAATCAATACCGGCAATTCGGAAAATGCAAACTTGACGCATTATATTAGTAATCAGACTATCTATAAGGCTAATCGCACAGAGATAAGAGCTGCAGAAGCCGAAGCAGAGGATGAGATTTATGCGGAGCAGGATGCAATCATCGCGGAACTGGCAGGAGGTAATAAGGATGCAGCTTAAAAATAAACAGATCGTAGACGCACAGCCAGCACTTGGCAAGATGCTCAACACCGCTTTGCCTGCAAAACAGTCTTATCACATCAAAAAGACTCTGGAGTCTGTAAAAAAGCAAGCGGTCTTTCTGGAGGAGCAACGCTCTGAGCTGGTCAAAAAGTACGGCGTCGAAAAAGATGGTAACTATTCTATACCGGATGATGACTTAAAAGCTCGCAAAAAGTTTTTTGACGAATACAAAGAGCTGCTAGAACTGGAGGAAGAAATCGACGTGCGACAACTGACTCTGGATGAATTAGACCGTGTGGAGCTGACGGCAAACGAATTGGAATCAGTTGAATTTGTGCTGAAAATCGAAGAATAGCACAGGGAGGTGGTAAGATGATAACCACATCCAATAAATATAAAACGGCGGTCAGTAAATCTGGCCGGCACTTCCAGCTGAAAATTGACATAGCAGGTACTGAGTATACAGGCGTAAAGGGATTTAAGCTTAAAGGTGGCACAAACTCGTCCGAACAAATCACGTTTGGGGATGCTGTATCATCCTATATTGAGTTTATCCTCACAGACGTGCCTAAGAACACTATACTAAAAGGACGTCAAGCAATACCGTATATTGGTTTAGAGCTGGACGATGGTACGGTGGAGTGGATAAAAAAAGGTGTCTATAACCTTGAAAAGCCGGTACGATCTGGTGAGTTTATAAAGCTTACCGCATATGATAACTTCGCCCTTTGCTATAAAGGATTTTTTACTGCGTTATCCGGCAATCAAAAAATTGTGGTCATCCTGCAGGAGCAATGTAAAAAGATAGGTATTGAGTACGCAGGCGGAGCTGATGATGTCGCTTACAATGTTGATACCCTGCAGGGGCTAACCATCATTGAGGCTGTAAGTGTGCTTGCTTCGTACTGTGGCAAAAATGCTATCATGGATAAAGACGGTAAGCTCAGGCTGGTATGGTATACCGACGCAGGTCTTACTATATCCCCGAGCCGATTTGCTGATCCGCTGGAAATGGATGAGGAAGACACCTTTATGAACCGGTTGGATTGTGCAATCGACGAGGAGCACTCTGTGTCTGCGGGAACCGGCGTTGGTATCTATTTTAGTTGCCCCGGGATGACTCAGGAGCGCATCACTGTCTTATACAACCGGATTAAGGGCTTTACGTACAGAGCTGCTAAGCTTAACTGGCGCATGGCTCAACCTGACGTTGAGGCCGGAGACCTCGTGCGTGTAATGGATAATGCAGGTAATGCTTATGTTATCCCTCTCATGGACTATGAGTTTAATTGTGACGGTGGATTTTACGGCACAATAGAATCTAAAGGTAAAACCCAGCAGGAGCAAGACACAGGCTATAAAGGTCCTCTACAAACAAAAGTGGACAGGACTTACTCTGACCTCGTAAGCACAAAGCAAGTCATCACAGACAAAATCATAGCCTTTGAGGGCGAGTTTGAGACTATCAACACCAATTACTTGGAGGTCAACAAAAAGCTCTCTGCGCTGGATGCAGAAATCGAAAATCTAGACGTCACAGAGCTTGCCACAAAGGTAGCGAAAATTGAGACATCCTACGTATCGAAAGAGTACGTACAGGACCTATATGCCACCAAAGCCGAGGTGCACGTACTGGACGTAGACTTGGAGCGTGTCAACACCCTGCTCGCAGGCAGTGTGACAGCAGGCAGTACGCAGACCATAGTCTTAAATGCTGATAACACCACAATATCCAATGCGCTGATAAAATCGGCCATGATTGACAGCCTATCGGCTGATAAGGTCACAGCAGGTACGATTGATGCGAGCAGCATACACTTTAAGTCACAGTCTGGACGATTGGATATCTTTGGTGAGACATTGCAAGTCAAAGATGCAACCCGCACCCGTGTACAGATAGGCAAGGATGGCACAGGTGACTATGCTTTATCGCAATGGGATGCACAAGGTAATCTTATGTGGGACAGTCGAGGTGCTAAAGCTGCGGCCATAAAGGATAAGATTATTGTTAATGATATGGTGTCTGATAATGCCGGAATTGAGGGCAAAAAAATCAACATCACATCGCTGGTAAAAGAGATTAACGACGGTACAGAGGTGATAAAGTCTAGCCATATTTTAGTGGATGGAGCTAATCAGTCTCTTTCTGTGGTGTATAACACTATCACCGGTGATTTAAGTACATTAAGTACAGCATTATCCGTGGAGCAAGGCAAAATCTCATCATTGATTACCGATGTGTCGCAAGCTAAGGGCGATGTGTCAACCTTACAGACCAATTACAGCAGCCTCACACAGACTGTATCAGGCATTAACAGTACGGTGTCTAGTCACTCTACTAGCATAGATAATCTCAACAATATGGAAATTGGCGGGAGAAATCTTATTACAAACACTAGACCTGATAAGGCTACTGTTTACTCCATAACAAGCAAATGGTCTGCACAAATTGTGGATGAGACAACAGCAATTAGCGGTAAGGCAACGCAGGCAACTTGCACAGCAGCGGGCGCACAAGGTTTTTACCATCACATTCCCCGCAGATTGGAACCCGGGAAAAAATATACATGGTCTATATATGTTAAGACATCTAAAAATAGTCGAATATCTCTCGGGAGCGAACAGGGAGGTTTAGTATATTGTGACATAACAGATGGATGGAAACGATTTACGCACACATTTACCGCTAACGGGGATACCCATTATCAATTTACTTTTTTCGCCTCATCCATATGGGCGGTCGGTGATATCATATGGTATCACAGCCTTATCTTAGTTGAGGGTGACAAGGCTCCAACATGGGTGCCGGCTCCCGAGGATGTGGATGCTTCCATCAAGACAGTATCCGACAAAACAACAACGCTGGAGCAGACAGTCAATGGCTTTAGCGGCAGGATATCATCAATTGAGACAACAGCAAACAATGCCAGCAGTAAGGTGACAGAGATAACTGCCACAGTAAATGGGTTGACCACAACGGTTGCAAACAAGACCGATAAGGGTGCTATTATATCTACAATCAACCAATCTGCGGAGGCGATAAAGATACAGGCAAGCAAGCTGGAGCTTACAGGATATGTTACGATGACAAATTTGTCTACAAGCGGACAAACGAGTATAGATGGCGGAAATATCAAAACCAGAACTATTACAGCTGCAAAAATCGCATCAGGCACTATTACAGCCACTCAGATTGCAGCTAACACTATCACAGGTGCAAAGATAGCCTCTAAGACTATAACAGCAGATAAAATCAGCGTAACATCACTGAGCGCTCTAACCGCAAATCTGGGCACGGTAACGGCTGGTAGCCTTACGTCTAATACGACGATTAGCGTCTCAACTAACTTGACTGTCGGCAATAACATTTACTTGAACCAGAACGTAAATACCACAAAGTATATCTATTTCAATTCATCAAACTACATTCGTAACCTATATACCAATAGCTATAACTATATCACAGTAAACTCAAATTATCGTTGTGCTTTGATGTCAAGGAGCACAAGTGTTTATGCGTACGGTAATACGGGTGAAGCAGGTATTTCAGCGGCTGCAAGTATTATTTTTTTCAGCTATGGCAACGGGCGCCTAGAGCATTATGGTAAATACTATGACGCAAACTGGAGCTCTGGGTTTTTCAGGCCACTGCAAGCTGGAACAGCATTAGGTGGCAGTGGGGCATCATATAGATGGTACCGATTATATGCCGCCAATACGTGCAGTACATCGTCTGATATACGGCTTAAAACGAATGTGAAAAAATATGATGTACGATATGAAAGCATGTATATGGATTTAAAACCTGTAACGTATGAGCTTATCAGTACACCTGGTAAGACTCAGTGTGGACTAATTGCACAATGGGTAAAAGAGGCAATGGATAAAAATGGAATCAGTGAAAATGAATTTGCTTTATATGAGCATGATATACGTGAAGATTCCTATTCCATTTCCTACGAACAGTTGACATCCCTGAACATGCACATGGTACAAAAGACCATAAAGCGAGTAGACGCCATTGACGATGAGCTGCTGAGCATAAAGGCCAGCCGACAGCAGGATGCACAAGAGCTACAGCAGGAGCTGCAAAAACGAGACTTCGAGATATCGCAATTACAATATAGAATACAGCAATTAGAGAGCCGCTCATAGGCTCTCTTTAAATATGCCTTAACAGGCGAAAGGAGAAGGAACATGGATATGCTTTACACTGTTTTACTGGCAGACCTCAGCATGGTGCTGGTCTGCTACGCTATTTTACTACTGGCTTTTGCATCTAACGTGGTGCTGAGCCTTTACCACAACATTAACATCACAGGAGAGCACTTTGACGCTAAACGGCTGTGGCAGGGAGTTAAAAAAGCCTTGGTGCTGGTCATTGGTACTATGCTGATGGTTACCGCCGTAGATGCAGCCACAACGCTGCTTACACAGTATGTGCCGGATATCAATGAGCAGGTGCATGACCTCATTACTGTGGCTATGATTGCCGCCACAATCGGCGTAGCAGCATGGCGCTATATCAAGGATGCATACAGTACGTTTATCAATATTTTAAACGGTAAGCCCTCTGAGGTTGCAGCTGCGGTGGATACAAAGGAGTAGTACATGGAGTTGTTACAATTTACAAAAGACTATTGGGTGATTCTTTGCTTTTTGGTGTCTCTATCAAGTTATCTAATCATCCAAATCATGGCTCTACGAAACGGCATCAAGGCATTGTTGCATGACCGCATCATCCAGAAATGTGAATATCATATCCGAAATAACCGTATCAATGCCGATGATCTTGAAGAATTAGAATATTTAAACAAACCATACAAAGCGCTCGGCGGAAATGGGACAGTCGAGGTCATGCTACGAACAGTACACAAATTACCTAAACAGGTACAGGAGGAAAATTAGTTATGAAAATATTACTCATTGCAGGACATGGTGCAGGCGATCCAGGAGCTTCCGGATGCGGATACAAAGAAGCTAATCTCACCAGAGAGCTGGT